TCTCTTCTTGTTTTCCTTCAAGTTGTAATGAATGTCTTTACCTCCTCTAAATGTTAAATATCCGTCAGATATAGCTCTTGATGCAATGTTATTTATCTTTAACATTGGATCGTCTGCTGCGTCTAAGAAGTCGGATGGATATCTTTTAGCAAATAACAACATATCTCTTTTGATTTCAGAAGAAGTCATAGTAGACACGTCTTTACCTAATACCAATCGAGCAATAGCTTCTAAACTTGTAATATCAAGCTCTCTTGCAAGTAATAACGCATCGATCTCCATATTGATATCTTTAACGTCTTCTTGAGCGTCTTTTTCGTTGTCAAATTCATAAAACTCAGTACCATTACCTGGATGGTAATGTAAGAATAATTGTAATACTGGATTTGTTTTAGGGACCCTAAGAATACCATCTTCAAATACTACTGGCTCAAGAATTACATTTTGATCTTGATCTTCTTGAAAAGGAGTGTTTGAGTTCCTTGCGTATCTTAATGGGTGATTTGAGTTTGTTTCTTCATCAAAATAAAGTAGACGTCTACGAGGAGTGTCCTTTGATGGTAAGAAATAAGTTAATGGGGCGCTATCCCCTCTTAATAAATAAGTTCTGTCTTTCGACTCTAGCTTTGCTAGTTTGATTTTTGTTTCCATTGTATATAATTTAAATTGTTTTAAAAAATAGAGAGGGGCACTAACACCCCTCTCTGTAGTTATTCTTATCCTTTGAAGATAAAGAAGTTGTTAGCTCCAAGAGTACAAAGTGCTCTTTCAGACAAGAAATTAACTTGCATTGCATCTAGGTCGCTTGTAGCTGCACCACCTGCACTACCAGTCATCCAAGTCTTGTAACGACGATTCTCAGTTTCAGAAGCTCTGTATCGAACGTGTAAGAACGGACGACGAGCATTTTTACCAAGAACTTGATCGTATACACTCATTGTACCAGCAGGAACAAGAACTCCGTTAACTGCACCACCAACTAAACCACCACGAAGAGTAGCATCGTTAAGGTATTTCCAGTCAGTCTTGTAGAACTCATAACCTCTTCTGAATCCAGTGAATCCAAGGTTTAACGCCATATCTTCGCTGTTATCGAACAATCCGTAAGATGTACCACCAACTCCGTAAGAGTTTTGTGCAGCCAACATATCGTCGATATCGAAAGAGAATTGACGGTTTAAGAACAATACGTTCTCAGCGATAGCTCCTTGCTTGTCAAGACGTTGAACGATAGTATCGAAGTCAGACAATGCAGATGGATTACCACCAGCCCATACGTTACCTCTGTTTTCTACTTCGTAGAATAAACCTTTAGTACCAGCAGCAGTAGATGCAGCAGTAGTAAATGGAGGAGCAGCAGCAGTAGATGGAGAAAGGTAAGATAGAGCGTCTGATCCAGACTCAGCAGGAACACCTTCTACCATAGACATTTCTAAATAATCCTCGAAACGCAAACGAGTTTCGTGCTCTGATTTCATGTACCACAAATAACCTGTAGCACCATTTTCAGTAGTTACTTCAACCCATCCAACTTGAGCCATATCAGAACCAGATACAGTGTAGTTGTCTTTGATGATGATTGGCTTAACATCGAAGAATAAATCTTGAGCTTCCAATGATCCAGACATACCGCTTGTTCCTTTACCAAACTCAGATCCGTAAACGAATGCAGTTACAGTCTCAGTAGTGATAGTAAATGGAGAACCAGAAGCATTGTAAAACTTAACAGTAAATTGGTTAGCTGCTGGTAATGCACTAATAACAGCTTTAGCTGAATTAGCAGCAATAGACTCAGAAGATAAAAATACTGTTTGGTTTACTCTGAAGTTACAGTTACCAGATGCCAATTGGAAAGTTGCAGTATCTGAACCAGCAGCAGATGTAGGAACAACTCCTGTGTATTTAGTATGCAAACGTCCTTGCTCTGCCCATTTAATTAAGTCAGAGTTTGTAGGGATTTCAGCACCAACCATTCTCAAGAATGATGCAACTGAACGGTTTCCATAACGCTCGAATTCTTGCTCATAAGTATCAGGAAGATACTGATTCAAGAAATCAAAGTTTGTAATGTAGTTTGAAGGCAACGTAGCCTTCACTGAGCTAGGTGTAATTGCTACACCAGGACTCGCTTGTAATGTACCAGCCATTTTTTTTAGTTTTTAAACGGTTTTCTAATAATTAATCTATTACCGCGTTCTTCATCTATAACTCTGACCTGTGTACCCTGTTTTGGTGTCGGTGTCGGTGCCGTGCGAGCCATATCAATATTTTTAGACTCTTTAGCAATATCACCTACAGCCTCTGCTTTTCCTTTTTCATAAAAGTACTTAGCAAATTTGTCTGGGTTGTTTGCCACTGCTATAGCTTTATGAAAGGCCTCAGCGTCTTTAAGGTAACCATCTTCATTTAAAAACTTTGATATAAAGTCCATAATGTTTGACTGTTCCTTAATAAGGGTATTAGCATCTGCTGGTTTATATACCATCTTATTGCTTTCATCGATATTGAATCCGAAACCTTCGAATTTATCAGAAAACAATTCAGAAGTTTTGTCAGCAAAAAACTTCGACCGTTTCGCTTGCTCCTCCTCATGTTTAGAAGCGGTTTCTCTATAACTCTTAAAGCTTTCGTATGATTCCTTTTCTTCATCTGGAACAAATGTAGCCCTTGACTCAAGCGGCATTTTATATTGCTCCTTCTGCTCATCGAAATGTTTCTTAGCTTTAGTAAGTTCTTTTTTAAACGCTAATTTTTTTTGCTTGATTTCTTTTTCGTCATCAAGGTCCTCATCATAACCAAACTTAAGACCTATCTCAAATTTAACATCATCTGGATCTAGGTCTGGGTTTTGTTCTTTGTAGAACTCAAAAAGTAGCGTGTCTGGATCAACATTCGAATAGTCTTTATTTAATTTAATAAAGTCATCGATGTTTCTTCCAGTCTCTTTTTTGTACTTAAGAAATGCAGCTACATCTTCTGGAAGTTCTTCGTTCTGATTTCTCTGTTCGAATAACTCATCCAAAGAGCTGATCTCTTTGTTGTACCTTGTCTTAATATGTGAAAGAACGATATTATCATCAATATCTGGAGTAGGAGTTGGTTCTGTAGAAGTTTGTTCTGGCGTTCCAGTTTGCTCTTCGTTTAACTTATCCTCGTGCTCCTTTAATAGTTGCTCTTCAATTTCAACCTTTGACTTCTCTTCGAATTCAACGGCTCTTACTTTAAATTCTCCTTCCATTTTATTTAATTTATTTTTACAAAGTTAATAATTATATTTTACACATAATTTAATATGCATAATCGGTTAAAATCCGATTAAATGCATAATATTTTTTACATTATAATTCGCCAAAATGCATGAATTTTTACAATTTTGGCGGCTATTCATTTTTTGGAAAAGCTATAATTTAGTTTTATGCTTAACCTTTTTAGTTATAGGTACGTATACACTTGCCTCAATATTAAATTCAGCAGGATACTCAGATCCTTTAGACATAGACGTAGATACAGATAACGGTCCTCTTGATGCTGAAGCTCCAGCACTAATATCATAACCAGATCCTGGTGAAGATACACCAGAAGCAAAAGGTTTTACTTTTATTTTACTATTTCTCATATTATCTAGGTTCAAATGAATCCAAATCAAAACCATCTAATGAATCTTCATTTGATTCGAAATCCATAGGAGGTAGATTGTTCTTTCTCTGGTTAATCAGCTCAGACTGTCTGCTAGCTTGTATGTCAATACGTTTGTCTTTAGCCTTCTCCTTATCTTCCTCTCTCTTTTTCAATTGCTCTGCCTCCATGCCTTTTAATTGCATGTTGTATTGGAACTCTTGATCCATCAACTGACGCTTAAGATCTGCCTCTGCTTGTAACTGTTGTACAGCAAATTGCATCTCTGCTTGACGTAACTGTATTTTGGCTTGAGCTTCCATCTGAACAAGTTGAGCTTTTGATTCAGCAGCAGCTTGTTGAGACTGAATGTTTGACTGCATTTGCATTCTAAACTCCATCTCCTTTTGTTTTTGTTGCTGTTCTATCCTCTTCTTTCTCTTCATTTTAAGTAACTCACTAGCCAACTTAATATTGCTAACCATTCTAATATCAATAGCATCTTCCAGATCAATGGTTTGTTGCTGAAGTGCGATTTGAATATTTGCCTCAAGGCGTTGTTTTTCTTCTTCATCTGGAGCTAGCTCAATAAAAATACCGAAGTTGTGTAAATATAAATCTTTGATATCCTCAAGTATAGCTACATTGTACTTTCCTATCTGCATCGCAAAATCTTCAGCGAAGTCAGCATATTCAAGTATGTCAGCTATTCTTATTGATATACATTCAGCCATTCTTTTTGTTACGTTTAAACCAGCGGTAAGTATGTGTCTAGTGGCTGTGTTGCTGTTTAGTGCAGCTAGTTTCTGAACACCAACAAGAGCATCTGGACTAGGAGTTGAAGCATCTCTAGCTTCATTTATTCCTGTCACGTCTCTGATCATATTCAGATTGTAATTATATACGTTGATCAATGCGGCCATTTTTGATTGACCACTATTTGAACTTAACTCTTGTATAGGAACTCTTCCGTTATTAAACTCGCCATCTTGTGTATAGCTTCTACCAATAACACTACCAGTTTGGAAATAAAGCTTAAGAGCATCCTCTGGGTTATAAGCAGCGCCAGTGCCAAGATCAACTTCATTTATACCATCAGCATCTATGAATACACCGTCTGGAACAACGCGAGCCATAACTTGCTGTAACTTTAAATGTGTTAGCTGTATCTGATCAGCAAAAGGTATCATCCTTCTCACAAGAGATTCTATGTTGCCTTTATACATCCTAGGTGCATAGGCAACATAATTAGGCAACGCCTTTTGTGTAGCAGATTTAGGTCGCACCATATTCTTCATCAGTTCCCATTTGACTAATATATTGGTACCTCCTACCAATATACCTTCATACCATGCGTCCCTTACAGCTTCTACTCTTTCAAACATCATTCCTTCCTCAACAGGAGGATTGAAGTTTCCGTCTTTTCTTATTACTCTCTCACCACCATTTTCTAACAATTTTTTCTTCCAGACAAAACGCATGTCTGTCTTGTAGTTAAAATACAATAGTGTAACGACCTCATTCAAAAATGCGTCGTCTTGATACTGTCTGATGATTGGAAAGTAGTCATACCAAGCAGAACTAGCGTTCTTTATTTCTTCTAGTTCTTCTTTAGTTAGATTTGGGTTTATCTTTAATAACTCAGTATAGTGTACTTGTTTTACTTCTCCAAAATAATAACAGTCAGAAAAGTCTGGCTTCTCTGTATAGCTATGAATCCAGTTAGCTGGATCTACGTAATCAATCTTAACACCGTCATTAATTAAGAACGTGTGTCTCATAACGCCTACACCAAGAGTAGTCATATCGTAGTCAAACAATCTCTTTAACTCAAGATAGTCGTTCATCTTAAGAACAGTGTCAATAGCAATCTCTTCTGCTATTTCTATAGACGGCTTGTACTTCATCTGCATATACAGAGAAAGCTCTTCATCATTTTCTGGAAGTTCTTCTGGATCTACATTATAAGCGTCTATACCGTATTCTTCTTTTGTCAACTCAAGAAAATCTTTAGCGACCATATCAGCCTCTATCATATCTTGAAATAAACTCTTTTTCTCAGCAGACATTACGTCTTGAGCTTCGGCCTTTATTTTAAAAAGCCTATCGTTCATTCCATTAACAACGATATCAACAAACTTAGGTATAATAGGAATTGGAGTCCAGTCTAAATTAAGCATAGACATGTCGCCATTTATAGCTAACTCATCCTTATACTTTTGTACTGGCTGTTCACCACGAGCATATAACCTCAATCGATGATACTCTCCCCATTGATCGTAAAATCGACATGTGTTGTTTTTTCTCTTAAACCATTCACCCTCTATAGCCTTTCCGACCCTTAGGCCGTATTCAATGGTTTGCTTCTCCTCATCTGGGACCAACGCATTGGGAAATTGACCTGGGTAAATTATAACTGATGGTTTTTTCTCCATTATTTTATTATTTCGCTTCTGCTTCCACGATTATCGTATTTTACAAATTTAATACTTATTTTTGATTCTTTTCTCTCTGGTAAAAACATGTAACGCTTGATCGCCATTAGTGCTAAACCAGAACTAATCGTGGCATCGTGCTTCGTTCTATCGTTTATATTAAACCTAGCCCAATCTTCTAAAGTTCTATTAAAATACATGGATCCTATAACGCCAGATTCTCTGTATGTACCCTCGTTATCAAAGCCTACATGCTCCTCTATGTAAGTGTTAATTACAGATGCATGAGCTTGCCTCATATCTTCTGATGAGTTAGGTATACCGCCTATCTCTATCTCAGTTTTAGACAACTTTGACTGATGTTTGTCTGGCCTGTTCATGGAGTATGCCCTGTATCCTCTGTTTTTAAAATGGTACAGCAGTCTAGCCTTGTTGTTTTCAGCAAGTATCGGCATACCATAAAACACACATGCCATAAGCACATCCTCGAAGAATATCTCAGCCGTTTGAGGTCTAGCTATGTACTCTAAAAAGAATTCATTGCACGGTACATTTTGCTCCATATGAAACGAAGTAACACCATGAAGAGCACCGTTAGAACCACCCCCACCAACAACACCAGAGATATCATAAGGGTCACAACCAAAAGCACCAAGGCTTTCATTACCTGGATAAAATTTTCCATTTCTTACTATTTTTCTATTTCTTAATTCTTGATTAGGTATCCATGAAACTATAAACCTACCTTTAGGATCTGGAGTCCAAATAACCTCGCTATCAACCTCTCCGTTCTTCCAGTGGAAATAACCCCTAGTTAAAAACTTCTCCTTTATTAGAGAGTCATTGTAGTCTATCTGTTGATATATCTTAGTTAAGTTAAATAATGAATGCTTAGACTCATCTCTAAATGCATGAGACTCAGTCCTTGGGTACTGTCTATAGAATTCATTAAGAGCGTCAGCATCAGATTTTAATGCGGCTACCTCGTTCTCCCACCAAGTAATAACGCCTTGAGTTATCATCTCACCATCTATACCCTTCACTGGTTTACTTGGATCTGTAAATACTGGCCATCCAAACTCATCGATATATCCTTCTACGTTCCACTCCATAGGAATGAATAATGAATACAAACCACTCTTTGTTTGATGATTTGCTGACCTTTTAGATATACTGCTGTCGTAGTATAAATCCTTAAAATTCTGACCACCTTTTGGAAGAGCATTAGACGTTGATCCCATCATACACTTACCTACTATCTTAGCTCCTAAACGAAGACACGTCTTTGTTACCCTCCAGTTGTTTAAGATGTTTTCTGGTTTCTCCCATTTTCCGCTATTCATGCTCAATGTGAAATCATCTAATATTAATTTTCTTTCATTGTCATTTTCTGCATCAACTTGTATTCCAACATATTCACCTAAACCTATATGACTTACACTTACTTTATTTCTTCTTCCTTTTGTTTTAGGTTGATATCCTTCAAATGATTTTTTAGCTGTTAATAAAGGTATTATTGATAAATCTCCAGATATAAATATTCTATACACATCTGTATCATAATTACTTTTTTTGTGAGAGATATTACTACATGATAATCCGCAAGAAAGCGCTATAAATCTAATTTGCTCCACCAAATCTTTTCTACTCATTCCTATCTCTATAGATTTCTTTTTCTTATCGCAATATCCATCTGTTTCTATTATACCAGCTAAAAGTTGTAATCTTGACTCTATTGATGATTTTATGTAATCTTCTGGTATATGTTTGTTTTTATATACATTTATTTTTTTAAGTTCTTTATTTATTCCTTTGAATGAGAATTCAACTATTTTATCGGATGTAGATTTTTTTAATTCGAAATCTATATTCATCATTAAAGACATCTTTCCTAGATAATCAAGTATCTCAGGCTCCTCTGTTTTATTAACAAGTATAGTAAATGAGTTACTTCTTCCGTCACCTAACCAAAGACCTAATAAATAAGGAGGTATTCCATCAAAACAATCCTCTGATTCTATTCCTTTTGAAGCTACTCTTGTTATATGCCTTTTTAAACAATTAGAACTATTTATGTATTCCTCTGGAGTCATTATAACTTCTCCTTTACCATAACTGTTGAATAATAATCTATGATTCTTGGTTACTACATAATCTTTAGCATAAGGTTGACTAACTAAATATTTTTCTGTTATTCCAGATGTTTTCTTAACAACCGTTTTAATAATACCTCCTTCAACAATTACCTTGTCTCCTATATTAATGTCTTTTATTTTTTTAAATTTAAAATCAGACATAAGTATATTTGTTTCGGGGTCGTAACACTCATCGTGAACAAGCATCAGTAATTTCTCACCGTCATAACTGTTGTCTGCTGTATTCTTCCAGTCAATAGTTGTATCAAGACCTTCAATATCTTCAGTCTTTTCTTCATCCATGTTTCTCCTAGTGATCTTACTTGCTGGAACCCTAAACGCTAACTCAGTCTTCGGGTTATCCATACCGTCCTGTATAGGTTTGAAGAAGAAAGGATAGTTTCTTACAATGGGTACTACCTTATCTGTAAACATCTTCTTGGCATCACTACCAGTCTTTGACAGTATACCTACTCTAGCGTCTTTTGCTAAAGTTGCAGTATTACAGACCTCAGCAGACGACATAAATGAGAAACCAGAACGTCTGTTCTTTAGGTAACACATACCAAAAGATCTGTTGTCAGCCTTGCATGCTTCCCAGTATATATAAAATATTCTGTTAGATTCCCTAAATTCTGGAAGACCTATATCTATCTTTGTCCATTGTAAATACATATAATGAGTTCCAGTTATATATGTTGGCTTACCGTTATTCATAAACCAATGCCCATAATCTCTTCTGTCAAACTCTTGTTCTATATAATCTACATACTTTGATTTAAATGTATTGTCTTTTCTATTCCAATCAAATACAGTTTTTATCTTCTGTAGTTCTGATGGATATTCTTCTGCTACCCACTTGTTTGAACCTTTATGTAATGAGCTTGGTTCTGATGGAAGCGCAATCTTTACACCGTTTATATCATATATTTCACCTATAGTACCATCCCTTGATATCACAACTAGATCATAATCTGGATGATAACCATACGTCCAAGATTTCTTTGCATTTTTTGTTGTTAATGCAGTTTTGTGTATGTGATTATTTACTATAGTGTAAAGACTATTTTCCATTTATACATTTATTTGTAAAAAGTATTTACTTCTTTTTTACTCTACCCTCAGCGAATCCCTTATTTCCAAGAGTAACTTCTGCCTTTGGTGATTCTGCATTTTCTTCCTGCTCTATCTTTTGTAACATACTAAGTGCGTCCTCAAATGCAAGACGCTTTGCAGATGCAGCATTCTTTAACTTATCAGCAGATATGTCATCCTCAGATCTAGTTATAATTGGCTCTCTTAATACCTTTATAAGCTCATCTATGGCTACCTTCGCAGCTTCTAATATTTCTATTTTTTTAGACATATATTCCGATTGTACATTCTATATAAAACTTCTTCATTTATTCTGAACTCATATTCACTGTCTGGAGTAAATGATACGATGTCACCTTCAGTGACTTCTGTCATTTCTTCGTTCTTAAATACCAACTCACCCCACAGTTCTTCAAGTCCAGATGTTGAACTAAATATCTTGTCTTCAGATGGTATAGGACGAATAAAACAAAATGGAGACGGAGCAGCCCATCTGCCTCCATCTCTGGAATACAGATATACTTGATCTATCTCAACGATAAACAGATCGTCAGTCAAGTGATGCCAACTGCTCTTTTGTCTGCCCTTCATGTCGTAATAAAATTTAAACACGTTATGATGGACTACAACAACATCGTTCGGTTTTATTGGTCCGTTGTAATATATAGGTGTTGATATAACGGTAGCAAATCTGTTTGATACCTTGTGATCTTCTTGGGATGAACTTATGATGAACTCCTTACCTTCGTAATTTCTGATGTTATCATATCGCCTCCCATCAACAGCTTTGATGATAAAGCAATATGGCGACTTCATATTAAAAATCTATTTTGTATTCTACTGATACTGGCATTGTATTAGAAAACTGCTTCCAGCATATGATCTCTCCTTCTCTCTCTATCCAAACCTGGTACCCTTCGGTACCAAGCTTGATAGCATAGATCGTATACTCGCTGTTTAAGACCTTCTGACCTACTGTGTAGTGCATGCACTTCATGTAGTCTGGCCCAACTGATATTTTTCTAATTATATTCACCTGTTAATAGATTAATATTGCTTGCGCCATATCTTTCTTGAACGTCCTTCTGAAAAGAAGAGAATTCTTGCACTGCGATTTCAAGCTCTGTTATTACTGTTAGTTTCTGGCTTTTTAGACGTTCGAATGTTAGTTCGATATCAGCCACTTCGAACTTAAGGTCTCTGTACCTTCTGTTCAGCTCAACCAATTTATTGAGATCTTGTTCTTCTAATTTTTTCATTTTAATTTAATTTATAGTACAAATATAGTGATTTTATTCAAAAGGTGGTGGTGTTGGTTTCGGTTCGTAAGGAATCAAGTCAAGGTCTTTAACCCATAAAAAGTCAGGGTTTACACACTGCTCCATTTCTTCAACTGATATTACCCAATTGTCGTTAACATCTTGGATAGGATTGAAGTAGCTGTCAGGTGCATACCATTGACCGATTAATTCGTCTTTTTGTAACTCAGTAAGCAAGCCTACATAAGTTAGTCTTTGTTCTGTTGTTAAATCTGTTAGTTTCATATATTTCTATTTAATGCTGTTTGGAATGCTTGTACGGCTGTGTAAAGGTTAGCCGCTTCGGTATCTGTTAAGCCGTCACCTATTGAGGCAAATGCCGTTTCTTTAGCTGAATATAAATCATTAGTTCCTATTCCTCCTCTTCTAAATAAATTTAAAATATAAGAAGAACCTCCAGTATATGTGTTATTTGCTGTATTTGTACCTAAAGACGAACCATTTTTATATGTTTCCCAATCATTATTAGCTCTACGAGAATTTAAAATTAAACCTCTTGCATCGGCAACACTTGGATTTATTCTTTGTGCTTGTCCACTACATTGATTGTTTAAATATGTACTTCCATTTCTAACAATAAAACATTCATCAGAACCACTTGAATTTCCGCTACCAATTTCACAAGCTAATGTAGTAGAATTTGTCCTTATGTAAGTTGATATATGTGAGCTTAATGCTGTTGTAGAATCAAAGAAAAATCCTGTTGAACCATAACCATTTGTTCCGTTAGGCAAAACTCCTGTTGAACTGTGCGTGATTCCACCGTTCCAAGTAATTTGATATTGAGCTGTATTCTTAAGATTATAAGATGTGCTTGTACTTGTACCGCCAACAAATGGATAAACCGCTTTCATCTTAGTCCACAAACCATCCGCTTTCATTGCTGTGTAAAAGTTAAGTGCTTCGGCGTCTGTTAAACCATCACCTATTGAGGCAAAAGCGTAATTTCTTTGTGTGTAGTATTGAGCTGTTCCACTAACATTTAGAGCGCCTAAAAAAGCATTTAAATCAAGTCTTGCTCCATTTGCTCCTTTATATGTGCTTCCTAATTGTGTTCCACTTTTAAATAATTTTAAAACATTTGAAGCCGTCCTTGTTCCAACATAAAAACCTGTTGAATTTGTGTTTCCAGTTAATACTCCTGAGCCTCCATTAATATAAGCATAAGCATTATTTGAAAATCTCGCATATAAACCAGTTACAGCTGACGCATTTAAACCTCCAAAATCCAAACCTCCTAAATCATTATTTGTTCTTGAATACAATGATAAATGCATTGAATCATTTGTGCTAAATGCTGTATTTGGATTTAATCCCGTATTTGCATATCCATTAACACCAGACGTATAACCATTAGAATTATGTGTTGCACCACCACTAAATGATAATTGATATTGTGCTGTATTGCGTAGGTTGTAAGAATTACTTGTACTGCTTCCACCTACAAAAGGATACAAAGCCTTCATTTTACTCCAAATGCTATACCCTTTTAAGTCAACTACTAATTGATTAATAGC